CCGGTCAGAATTGGTTAAGGACTTCGATCAAATCATGGACGGACTGCGATGGCTCGCAGAATCTAAGCACGATTTTCAGCACGTTGCGATTGATACGATTGATTGGCTGGAAGCAATCATCCATAAAAAGGTTGCACAGGCAGCGGGCAAAGAGTCAATCGCCGACATCGGCTACGGGGCAGGCTACAAGCAAGCCCTAACCTACTGGGATCGGATTATTTTCGCACTTGACTGGCTGCGATCGGAAAAGGGTATCGGCGTTATCTTGCTGGCACATGCTGAGGCGAAGAAATTCGAAAGCCCGGAAACAGACAGCTATGACCGTTATCAACCCGCGTTGCATCCGCTTGCAGCATCATTGTTGCAGGAGTGGTGCGATGAGGTTTTGTTTGCCAGCTATCGCGTCTACACACGCAAGGAAGATCAGGGCTTTAATAAGTCGCGAACATTGGCCGTTGGCGATGGCGAGCGGTACTTGAGATGTCAGGAAACAGCAGCAGTGCTGGCGAAAAACAGGCTCGGAATGCCACCGGAAATTGATTTTTCGTGGGCGGCTTATGCGAGCTATTTCGCGAAGCCAAGCGGCAACATTGACGGAACCGTCGTTGACGGTTCAAGCAAAACGGAAGCAGAGTAGTTAGGTTTTTTCTTTAACAGGAGTTTGAAAGATGAGTGGAAATTTGGACGGGTTCAACGCGAATGACGTTGAACCACAACAGGCGTTCACGCCGATTCCCGCTGGTGATTATCAGGTGATTATCACTGAGTCAGAACTCAAAACAACGAAGGCAGGAACGGGTCAATATCTGAAGTTGAAACTTCAGGTGCTGAACGGACAGCATCAGAACCGGGTGCTGTTTGATAACGTGAACATCAAGAACCCGAACGAGACTTGTCAGCAGATTGGGCAGGGCACACTGTCAAGCATCTGCCGAGCGGTCAACGTGTTAACGCCAAAGGATTCGGCGGAACTGCACAACAAACCGCTGACAGCGGTGGTCAAGGTTGGAACGGATCAGAACAACAATCCGAACAACGAGGTAAAGGGTTACAAGCCTCGGCACACACAACCAGCGGCAGGGCCAAACATGGTGGAGCAGGCATTTGAGACGCCAGCACTATCTGGCGAAAAACCGAACCCATTTTAGTCAGTGGGCAGCACTTTATAGGGGCACAGAAATGTGCTGTGTCCCTGTTTTTTTAACGGGAGAGTTAAACAATGGAAATCAGCAAAGTTGACGCGGCTATTGATTACGCGGTCGAGGAATTGAGGCAGTCGGACGTGGTGTTGGATCAGATCGGCGAAGAGTATTCGCAGATTGTGGTTGCCAGTCCGCAGGATGACGCGGGCTTCGAAACAGCATCGACGGCGTTGAAACGTATGGTGCGATTGAGAAACGACGTTGAGAAAAAACGCAAAGAACTCAAAGCCGATTCAACTAGGTACGGCAAAGCCGTTGATGCTGAAGCCAGACGAATTCAGGGACTAATTGAGCCGATCGAAACGCATCTAAAAACACAATGTGATGTTGTTCGACTGGAACAAAAACGGCTGGAAGTGGAAGCGGAAAACAAGCGACGCGAACAGGTGAGAGGGTGGATTGATCGGCTTAACGATATTGGTGCTCCAGTCAATCCTGATGCTCTTAACACGATGACGGCTGATGATTTTGAATGGCATTATCGGGCAGCGTTAGCTGATGCCGAAAAGCGAAATGCGGTTCAGGCAGAATTGGAAGCTGAGTTAGAAAAGCATCGTCAAGCGGTTGAGCAGGAGCGGGAGAAACACCGAGCGGAACTTGAGGAGCTTCGAAAGTTGCGGGAAGCCGAGCGGGTGGCACTTGAGGAATTGACGCGAGCTGAACGTGAGGCTGAACAAGCTGAGTTGGCGCGGTTAAAACAGATTGAGGCGGAGCGAAAAGAAGCCCGTCGAATTGCTGAACTGAAAGCAGACGAAGAGGCACGGCAAAAGCGTGAGGCCGAGCTGAAGCCGATCCGTGAACAACTTGAAGAGGTTGCAAGGTCAATTGAGTTTATCGAGATACCTGAGGCACTGGACAACTACGCGGAAATCATTGACCAGATTATTGATTCGGCAGCAGAGCAGATCCGGAGGTTAGCGAAATGATTCCGCGTTACTACCAACAGGCCGCACACGATGCGTCATGGCATTATTTGGCGAACCAAGCTGGTAACCCGTTGGTCGTGCTTCCAACGGGTGCCGGCAAGTCGCTAACGATTGCCATGGCAGTGCAACAGGCTCGGGCGTTCGATGCTCGGGTGATTGTGCTGCAACATCGCAAGGAATTGATTCAGCAGAACGCCGAGAAGATTCAGATACTGATTCCAGACATCAAGATCGGCATCAACTCGGCAGGTCTGAAAAGCTCTTCGTTCAGCGAAGACGTTATCTGTTGCGGCATTCAAAGTGTGTACCGCAAGGCCCACGAATTCGGACGGCGCGAACTGATTCTAATCGATGAAGTGCATCTGGTTGGTGGTCGTGATGACTCGATGTACGGCCAGTTTTTGGCCGACATTAAGACGATAAACCCGAAAGCCAGATTGATCGGATACACAGCGACACCGTACCGAACTGGTGAAGGTCCGATATGTGGGCGCGATAAATTATTCCAGCGGATTTGTCATGAGGCATTTACGGGTGATTTGATCCGTGAAGGCTATCTTTGCCCGCTGACAAACAAGCCAGCAGTGGCAACGGTTGACAGCTCACTGGTTAAGACGAGAGGCAGCGAGTTTATCAACTCGGACGCAGAGCGGGCGTTCCTGGCTGACGATAACGTTATGCAAGCGTGCCGCGAAATCGTGGAGAAATGCCACGACAGAAAATCGATTTTGGTTTTTAGCTCGGGCGTGCATCATGCGGAATCGATCGCTGAAACGCTGCGAGAATTGACCGGCGAACGGGTGGGAATCGTGACTGGCGAGACCTGGGCGATGGAACGCGAAAAGCTTCTCTCTGATTTTAAGAGCGGCACGCTTCGTTGGCTGATCAATTGTGACGTGCTGACCACTGGCTTTGATGCTCCGCGAATCGATGCGATTGCCGTCTTAAGAATGACAATGTCGCCGGGGTTGTTTGCTCAGATTGTGGGGCGTGGATTGCGAATGCACGAATCGAAAGGTGAGTGTCTGATCCTAGATTTCGGCGGCAACATCGCACGTCATGGAAGTCTTGACGATCCCAACTACGGGCGGGCAAGTGTCAACAGTCGAGGCTCGGGAACGGGTGAAGCGGCCGAGAAAAACGGACGCGGTAAAGAATGTTTCAACTGCGGTCTGGATGTTGCCGCGAACGCTCGGGAGTGTCCTGAGTGCGGGTTTTTGTTTCCCGTCAATCATGACGCTAGCGCTGACGAGTCATCGACGTTAACAGGCAAACCAGATCCTGAAGTTTGGATTGTGCAGAGCGTAGCGTGGGGCCGTCATGTTAAAAAGAATGCACCGGACGCGCCGAACACTTTGCGGATTGATTACACATGCCAGCCTGATGGCGAGCCGGTCACTGAGATTGCACATCAGTGCAAATATAATTGTGGCGGGTTGGTTGCTGGGATATCAAAGAACGGGCCACACAACGAACTGAAATGCAAGTCGTGCGGCAAACATCAGAAGTTTGTTGCGAAAGCCGAAACGCCAATAGGCAACCTGACGGAGACAATAATCAGCGAGTGGGTTTGTATCGAGCATCAAGGCTATGCAAGAGTAAAGGCTGTTGCGTGGTGGGATGCGAGATCGG